CTCGTTGTTGTTAGATGACTTTTCGATACTCATCTTACAAGGAATTGATCCTACAGAGTCCCAAAAGAAACAAAGATCGAATGGAAGGTTTCCTTTTTTCTGTTCGTCTAAGATGTCTGCAATGAATGCCGCTACGTCTTCGATACAGTTTAGCTTTTCTCTATCTATAAAGATAAAGTTACCTTTGTAATCGTGTACTGCTCCGTCTGAATCTGCTACTTCTTCGAAATGAAGACCCATTTGCCTTGCGTGTTCCCAACTCCATTTCATTTCAGTGATGATAAATACTGGCAAGATTCCCATCTTCTGGCAGGAAACTGCTGCCTCAAGTAAGGCAGTAGTTTTTCCTGTATCAGAATGACCTCTTAATAGAGTGATGTGACCGATAGGAATACCTGGCACTTGTAAACCATCGCTAAAAGCTTCAGAGAGCGGAATCCACCTTTGATCTTTAAATTTTACTGAAGTCGTAGATAGATTCTTTGATTTCTTAAAGTTGTCTAGACTAAAATTTGAGTTTATTGCAGTAGACAGCTTTGCATTTAAACTTTCTTTCGCTTTTGCCATGTTTTTGCTCTATTAAAATGAGAATAAATCGTCGATCTTTGAATCTAGATCAGACTTTTTGGTACTAAGAGTAAAACTCTTTGCTGAGGAAGAATCCTCTTCTTTTTCCCAAGGAAGATCTCCAGCTGGCGCTTGTTTTGTTTCAACAGCGTCTGCTTGTTCTTTGATCTCCTCTTCTGGATTCAGATAAGTCAACAAAGCTGATTTCATTTCATCGTAAGAGAACTTTTTAAAGAGCTCCATCGGATTAGGTTGAGTATTCAACCATACTTTGACTTGTTCTGCGTTATCAGAAAGCGGGGTGATTTTGGTCCTAATACGTACCGTAGAGGTATTGTACATTAGACCAGTAGTTTCTTTACCTTGAGTTTCAACCGTAAGATCACGGCCTTCGATAGGATCGGTAAAATCTCCTACGTCTTCATCTTCTGCAATAGCAAGAAGATCCATGTAAACTTGCTTACCAAATTCCCAAAGACGAACTCCTTTGTCTTCTTCTCCTCGAACGATTACAGGTACAAATACCCTCATCTTCGGTTCAAGCTTCTTAGCGAGCTGCCAATTGTCTTTCTCAGAAGACTGACGAAGCTTTTTAGTGAATTCCAAGATCGGATCCGCTTCTGACCAATTTGAAAGTGCTGGCATCATACGATTTGAGATTTCGTAGTACAGATACATTTCTTTGAATGGATTCGATCTGTCGTAAACAGAAGGAACGATCCTTACAGAATGTTTGCCGATACCTGGCCTCCAGATGGTTTGGGATTTTTCTTTACTCTGGCCTTTTGGGTTTTGAAGAGTGGCCAGCCTCTTCTTTAAGAGACTTATATCCATATTATAACTGTTTAGACAAAACTAATGATTCTTTTCGAAAGAATACAATTTATCTTACAAGTTCACAATTTTGTGAATCGCAGTGTTGAGCTTTCTCAAACTTCCGTCCGGTTGTGTAAGCAATACCGAATTTTTATACTCTTGCCAATCGATTTGATAAGAGTTATCCAATACTCCGTTATTTTTAGACTTCACTACAGAGTTTAGTGCATTTATAGTGTATAACGTGTTAGTTTCTTTTTTCCTATGTAGAAGTATCGTGTTTTGAAGTATTTTAGTACTTGGTCCTTCCACTTCTATATTATACGTGCATAAGTATTCATCAGACTCTGGTGAAGCCAACACAAATATTTTATTGTAAAGTATCTTGTACTCCCGTATAATTTCAGCCAGTTTCTCATCAAGCTCTTCTTTTTTAGAAAAGCTACAAAATAATCGATTCATTAGCGAATCTTGGGTTAAGTTTATAATCTTAAAATTTTCCATAACTAATTAGCTATTATAAATATGATTAATATGTGGTAAAAGAGTAATCTTTTCCGTGAATGTGTTTTGTAGGAAATCCGTCTTCTTCTAATATACTTTTTATACCTAAAAGCGTGTCTTTTCCGTCTTGAATAGAAAAATCAAACGTAAATGCATCGTAAGTGATTAGAATAAGTTGCGTTTTCTTATGTAATAAATATTGCTTAATTTTTTCGATCTTTTCAACATTTGTTTTTGTTTCTAGGTTCTGAAGTATGTAGTTAAACAGTTTGTACTTTGTTATCGAGCTATGTTTTTTTACTATTCTGCCTGTTGGTAAGATGTAAGAAGATTGAGCTTTATACTTCTTAAACTCTGTTTCTATGAAATTATGCATGGAAGAAAAGAACTCTATGTGCTTGTATTGATCCTCTACTCCTCCATAAAGCTGTCTAAAAGTGATAGTTTTAGCTTGTTTATACTCTTCTTCTGTAACCTCATCTATTGGTTTATTATAATACTGTCCAGCTAACGTTTTATGCATTGATTCTGAACTTGGCTCGGTTTCACTTACTAATTTGGCAATTAACCTAAGATGGTAAGAGTCAAAATCAAAGTCTACCAAAAAATCATTCTTAGGAACAAAACAAGATCTGTAGTCTCCGTCTTTTGGTATTGCTAAGAAGTTCACTCCAGAAAAAGAATTCGTAGGTCTTCCTGTTAGATTGTATAAGTTATAGTAAGAATACGCAACATTGTCCCTAACTAATCTAGAGCTGTTTGAGAGACTGTATATTTTTCTAAGTTGTTCTTCTTTGACTCCTATTCCGTTGTCTTCAACGTACTGGTATGCGTCTAGGATACGCTTATTGTAAGTCTGATCTACTTCTAGTCCTATAAGATACTTTATTTGATCGTAAAAACACTCGCACTTCTCATAATGTTTTGATATTGGTACAATTCTATCTGGATTATCGATTCCTTTTTGGTAAATATGTCTGTGAAATTGAGTATCACAGTTATATTCTTTGATATCGTTACTAGAATCTAACATCACTAAGTTAAGATCTATTACATTTTTTAGATCTAAGTGATAATAGTGAAACTTAGCATCTATAACGTATATCTTAGTGTGTGTACTTAAGAACTCTGTTACCTTAGATATAGATAGAGAGAAACTTTCTGAATGATCTATTGCAAAAATGTATCCTTTTTCACCATTGTTATAGTAAACTAGAGATGGCTTCGCTAGTTTAGGGTGATAAGTGTGATCTGAGACAATAAGCTGAACAAAAGCTGTATCGCTTTGTTCTAATCTAGCCAGTTGTTCACTTTTTTCTATTATATAATACATTTAAAACCTTTATTGATACAAATATATCAAAAAGAATTCGTTGTATTGTTATAGATCTTTATAGTGCTGAAGGTCTTGAGAACTTAGCGTAATCCTGAGCTATAAAATCGATGATACCAAGAAAAGTTTTATTTGCCGTCTCTACTAATCTTTTGTTTGTGTCTATGATTCCCGCTCTTACATCGTATTGACCTACTCTAGTTGAGTTTAGTGGTCCTGTTAGTTTCCACATAATTTGATAAACCAAGTAATAAGACACATCATAGTCTACGGTACCGTTTTGAAAGTTATCGTACTCTTCATCTGATATCTCTGTAATAAACCCAAGATCGTTCACTTTTTTTATGAAAGATCTCATGATATATCCTTTTTTGTAATCGAATTCTGTAGGGATTGGGAAATACGGAGTTGGTGCTCCTCGATTTGCTTGTACTTTTTTAAGTCCTGCACCAGTTTTTTGTGATATGGTGCTTTTTACGTTCTCTGGTAAGTTTGAATTATTTAAAAACGCAGATTCAGTTTTTTGAGTATTAGAATACAATTCTTCGTTAGGACCTACGATTGGATTTGGGCCTGTAAACTTTCTTCCATCGTAAGTCATATAATATTTACCTTTGTAAGGTCCGCTACTAGTTTTGTACTCTGATCCGTTTGTTATAAGATCAGTTTTTATTCTAAAAGATGGATAATATCTTATCATATATTTTGTCTTATGCGCTAAACCAAGTTTTTCCTATTTGTTCTGCTCCTCTTTTTTTCAATTTATCTATAAAAGTTATATCAGTTCCTGCTCCATATGCTTCTTTTACTGCTGATGTAAAATATAAGTAATTTTCTGGTACATTTGGTAATATGTTTACTGCAGCGCCATATATACTTTCTGCGGCTTGTTTTGTCGGACCGTTTATAAAATTTACACTAGGACCAGGATCGTTTTTAGTTCCAGTAATTGCTTGAAATTGATTTTTTGCAGTTAATACTTGATTAACGGTTTCTCCCCAATTTTTAGATCTAACTCTATTTAGTATCACTCCCATAACGTATCCTCTTTCTTTTTGATTTCCTCCCGCTTCTGCAAAAGTAGCAGAAACTAATTCATTCCACTCTTTATCGCTCAATGGTCTACCTAAAAATTTATCAGCTTGTAATTTAGCTTCTGAATTTGATGCTACAAAATTAGTATCTTGTGTTTGAGTATTAGTCAATCTAGCTGTTGATAGTCCGCTAGCCTCATTCACTTTTTCTATTTTATCAGCATTAAAGTCTTTTTGATCTTTAGCATATATCATGTTAGTTCTAACATTGCTCGTCCACTGATTTCCTTCTATAGTGTGATCTAATCCTGTCATGACAAACGCAACTGTTCTGTTTCTGTCTTGTTCTCCGTAAGGATCTGTTAAGCTAAGATCATATGTGTAAGGAAGAAACTCTGGATCTACTGTAAAACTTTGACCCATGCCAAAACCAGACATACCGTCCATAGAAAAGTTTAGGCTTACTGGAATCATAGCCGCCGCTCTTGTACCTTTTTCTGAGCTTTTTATTTTTGACATTCTTTGTATGTAGTAGTTCGTAGCGTGACCAACTGATCCTTCTGCTGGTTTAGCATCGCCATAAAAAGTTTTTATAGCTTCGTTAAACTGAATAGTAGATCTGATCATTGTATCAGTTGGTAATGTAACTTCGGAAGTATACTCAGTTCTATTAGGAATGTATCTATCTTTGTACGCGGTATTGTAAAATCCAAAACTGTCTGTACTTTTGGATAAATTTGCTTGATCTTCTATATTAGCATTAGCAGAAACTGCGATCATATTTGATAGCTTACTACTTACCTCTGTTCTTATTTCTAAAGTTTTAGCAATTGATCCTTTTCCGAAAAGAGGTAGTTTACTTTTATTCTCAACATCTCTAAACGTTTCATTTGCTACTGGATAGCTGCCTTCTAAATTTTGAGTCATTTGATCATCTACTACATGGATAGCATTTGCTCCATCATCATAAGCCAACCTAAATACATTGATATCGCCTAATGATTTATTTATGTCTGATAGTATTTGTTCAATAAACTCTCTTACATAAACATCTCCAGATCCGTTATTTTTTGTAAAAGTTCCAACAGATCTTAATAAATAATCGCAACTTATCAAAATATTCATAGTCCTTCCTCTATACACCTCATCTTTTATTTCATTAGGCTTAAAAGGGAGTAATCCTCCAGATATTCTATCTCTTACAGCATTTTCAGACGTATCGGAATTTCTTGGAGTATACACAGGCGAATAATCCGACGATCCGCTTATTGGTTTTATAACTATGTTTTTTGAAACTACTTTTCCAGTTGTTTTTTCTTTT